ATTATTTTAAAACATTTCTTTTTTACGTCTTAGGTAGGGGGGTATCTCTTTTTTACAAGCTCTCTGAGATAATCTACGCTAAACTCTCCTTTATCAGCTTGCTTATGATGAGTTCTACATAAACAAATTAAGTTATCATCATCTAATAATAGGTCTGGATTATCTTTAAGCTTAATTATATGGTGTACTTCTAGGTTAGTATGATTATAAATACCTTTATCTTCACATATAGCGCATAAATACCTTGAGTCCTCTCTTATCTGTTCGCTTTTAGTGTGCCATGCGTGAGTATTTCTTAATAAACTTTCTTTATAATTATATTTCTTAACTCCTACTCTGCATTTATATAAGGAGTCATGTACCTTACCACATCTGCTACAAGCTTTATACATAATCAACTAAACCTTTTTAAGCTTTCCTTTTTTAGCTAAGTCAATGAGCTTTATATTCTGGCTGTATGATCCAGTATAGTTATCTATACCATTAGCCTTAGCTATTGGCTTACGCTTATTATAATTACCATAGTATTTAGCTGGTACCTTAATAGCTTTAAGTACCTTATCTAACTCCATAGACCTACCAGTATACTTATCATAATACTTACTATCCTCTTTAGTATCAGTAGTCTTATCATACTTAGTAAGGTTATACTTAGTTACTATAGCCATAGTATCAGATACATAAGTAGAGCTAGTAGCGTATCCGTCAGCCTTTATATACTCTAGGTATTGCTTAGGAGTAGTAGCAGTCTTTAAGTTCTTATATCTGTTAGTACTTATAAAGTCAAAGTATCCTTTAACTCCAGCGTCCATACTATCATATACTCTAAAGTTATCTCTAATAGTTGTAATAGTACCAACCTTGTACTCCTCCTTAGTCTTTAGGTTAACGCTCTTACCTCTCCAGCTTGAGCCACATTTAAGACCAAAGTAATTATAATACTTAGCTGATAGACTAGATAGACCATAGCCAGACTCTATACACGCTTGAGCTATAATAGGACTGCATACTTTGTAGCCATATTGCTTAGCGTATTTCTGTACTACTGGAGCTATCTTACTAATAAAATCTTTTACTTGTTTAGAGCTTGCCATTATAATACCACCTCATCATATATAATTAGTGTACCTTTAGCTTATCGTATCTCATATAAAGGTGTTTAACTGTACCGTTACCGCCTTTGTTTTCATAAGCCTTATATAGCTCGTTAACAACGTCTAACTCACTAGAGGTAGTATATCCTCTGTCTAGTGCTGTCTCTATTGAGTCTTTTAACATTATTCTAGCTACTCCTAGTAATAAGTCGTCCTCAGCTTTCTCTATCTGTTCGTCTTGAACTTTCTTAGCTTTTCTTAGTTTTCTATTGTCGTTTATGATAGCGATTATAACTCCAGATAATACAGCGCTAAGTATACCTAGTATCCACTCGTTATTGATGATCCACTCCACCATACCTAAGCCTCCTTATCTTTGTTATTATCCTTGTTATAGTTATTAGTGCTTATCATAAGTAGCGCACCTAAAAAAGTATCTATAGCCATGATAGTTAAAGGTATCTCTTTAGAAAAAGGTAAACCCCATATCTCAGCTATAGACGTATAAAGAGTAGCTACTGCTGGTAATACTACCATAGCTATAAATTTTAGATTATCATAAGTCTTATTTTTAATTTTCATAATATCTACCGCCTTATCTTTTTGCATAAAAAAATAACTGTTATAATTTTGTAATCATTATAACAGCCATTTTAATTTTAATATTAGTAATTTTTTTGGGCTTATGTAAACCTACTTTTTAATAGGCTTAATACCTAGTACTACATAATCGTACTCGTAACTTACCCTAGTGTCCTTATCTTCTTTATAGTCCATATCCATACCGTAGTTAGTATGTACGTAAGTTATCTCATACTCCTTATCATTAATCTTATGAGTAACTGGCTCCTCTGAGCTATCATTTTCTGTAGTAGTAAATATAATAAGATCTCCTACTTGATAGTCTCTATCGTTGAGCCGTACCTCAAAGGTCTTTTGACCGTCTATTATTCTATCTGCGTACTTTCTTTGTAGTTTTAAATTATGTAACATCTTATACCTCCTTTATTTTTTATAGTTTTGTATCCAAAGCCAGTCTAGTACCTCTAATATTTTATCTTTAGTAAAACCATTATGTGTAGGCATGTCTAATATCATTCTTATAGCTATCTCTTTCTCATTTGTAGTATAGTTATCAGAGTTAATATTAAAAAATATAACAGTAGCTTTTCCTATTTTCATATCCTTTGTATTATTCATTTTTCCTCCATTTCCATAATAGCCTCTATTTTAGCTATTATACCAGTTAATTTTTTATTTACGTCGTTTTTTAGTGTTTCTACATGAGCTAATAAGTCCTCGTATCTATCCTTTTTACTAATTTTTATTTTAATTTTACTAGACATTTTACCCCCTTATAAACTCTCTCCACCTTTGAGAGAATAAGCTTTTTTTATTAGCTCTTTTATCTGTCTTTGACTTTTTATTAATCTGATTATAGCCCTTTTTTTTCATATTTGCGTGGGCTACAGATCTCGCTAACTTTCTCATATCAGCCCCTCCTAAACATTAATAATAATATGCTTACCAGCTTTTAAAGGCATGTCTCCCTTATGCCAGCGTCTACTAGCATTAGCTACAGTCATAGTCTTAAACCTTTTAGTCTTTTTACAAGCGTCAGCTATGTTACTGGTGGTACACAAAGGTATAATCTTTTTACCGTATGCTAGATTAATAACTGTGGATACAAAGGCTGAGCAGTCAGTCTCTACCTTATTCTTTTTAAGTTCTTTAAGTAGTTTCTTATAATCCCACTTACACTTTTTAGCTAGATTAAATAAACTAGCTCTATTAGACTGATCGTAGCCTATATTTTTATTCTTAGCCAGTTTCTTAGCTATTTTACCAGCTAGTCTACCTCTGTCTACGTTTAAAAATCTTATAACCCTATTCTGACCAAAGTTATAATATCTGCCTACTACAAGCTCCTTACCGCTCTGATTACCAGCCTTACCTCCAGTAATATTACCTTTTTCGTCAATGCTAGCCCATGCGAATTTATTAGCCATAATATCTACCTCCTTTTAGCTAAAAATTATACTTAATAATAAAATTATTATTGTAATTGATATACCTATTAAAACTCTTTTACTATTCATATCTAAGCTCCTTAGTTTTCTATTTCATATAAAATATATTTCTTAGCGTCTCTAAGCCCTTGAGCCTTACCTTGTTTAATTAGGCTATCTTGCTCATATAAGCTACTATTACTTGCTTTATTGTTTCTCTTTATAGACTCCTCGTACGCTTTAGCTCTATCCTCGCAAGCCTCAGCTAAATATACAAGCTCACTTTTTCTAAGCTGTATAGTTAAGATCCAGCCTATAGTAGAGATTATAAAAGCAATTAATAATAATATCTCTGTTATGCTCATGTTATCCCTCCTCACTTTTTATTTATAATAAATAGGCTTTATTTTAAATCTACCTAAAGGACAGACTCTAAAGTTAAAGTCAGTATCTAATAAAATTATATCTCCGCCCTCAGTTATTGCAAAACAATCTAAATTATAATACGCTAGATTATCATTTTCGGTATACTCATCAACTAACTTATCTAGATCTGGATACCTACCAGTTTTAGTATCAATAACTGTAAAGCCTTTAATAATCTCTTTTTGATTATCTAATGCTTGTGCTCCCATTTTTATTGCTTCTGCTGTGTCAAAGTCCATTACAAAACCTTTTTTATCTAACTTCCAATATTGTTCTAGTATGTCTTGTAATTTGTTTATTGCTTGTTCATTTGTTAATACTGTCATAAATCTAACTCCTCCCTTATATGTATAACTTCACTAGAATTAAGATATATTTTTTCTTTCTCTTTTATAAATATAATAAAATTACCTTTAATACTTATATCATCTGCTACTTGAGTATATATGGTACCGTCTTTATGCTTAACCTCTAATACATGCTTTTTAGTTTTATTTTTTATGATTTTATGCTTTATATCTTCTAAATGCTCGATAACCTTATTATCACTATTAGACAGATCATTAGCTATCTTATCCTCTATTATTCCTATAACTATAGCTACTGGTATAACGCTCACTTTTTAACCTCCTATACGCTGTATAGCTAATTTTAAAGATTTTATATTTTTATCTAGTTCTTTAATAAGCTCGTCTTTTGTTCCTTTTATGCTGTGATATATCTCTATAAACTCGTCCTCTGTTTCTGGCTTATAATTATTAAGTTTAGCTTTTGCTCTTTTATTATCATCTAACATAAAATTAAGTCTAATTAGTGCTTTTTCTTTATTTTTATCATTTTCATTTTTTAAAATGTTAACTATTCTGTCTGCGTTTTGTTTATCGTACTTAACCATAACTTTACTGGGGTTTTTTGCTTGTAGATAATTTTTATAAAACTTTTTTAATTTTGTTATAATCATCTTAATTAATTTAATTAATTTATCCATGCTTACTCCTCCGTATACCATTTAAGACGCTGTCCGCAATAATGACAAAATTTAGGCTTATACTCTGCTCTACTCCATACATTAGTTATAGGCTTATTACACATAGGACAGCTTAATACCCTATCTCCATATCCTAGTATGTCGTCTTTCCATACTGGCTCTTTAGCTATACTATGTATATCTACGCTATCTACTGCTAACTTTAAAGCCTCTACCTCCTCGTATACGTCCTTTTTTTCTTCTGGATCTCTAGTATCCATATACTCGTCGTATTTATCCTCATACATACCGCTTAATAAAAATTTAGCGTAATTTTCTTTATCCATATCTACTCCTTTTCTAATACTATACCATTTAATATATCTAACGTAATGCTATCAGTAATACCGTAAATCTCTTGAGTAGCATTATCTAAAATAACCCTCGTACCTTTTCTTATTTTTATATAGTATCCGCTCTCATTTAAAGTAAAATGATTTTTTACTCTAGCCATTTCTAGTCTATTTACCTTTGGACTTTCAAACTCTATTTTATCTGTCTCTGAGTTTTCTAAGTTGTTTATAGCAATTTTTAAAGCTAGAATGGTATCATCATCTAAAATAAATTTATATTTTATTCCATTTTTTTTAATTGTTTTATTACTTTTATATAAAAGCTCTCTTAATTTTTCACTTGCTTTATTTTTATCCATTATATTATCCATATTACCTCCCTAAGGTATTCTCCTCTATTACTAGCTCTGGAGTAGTTGTCTCTGGCGTTTTGGCGTTTTGGCGTTTCTCCAGTTTTACTATAGTTTTAAGCTGTTTATTAATATTAGCTGTCTTAAGATTTATGCTTGTTAATATTCCTATAACAAGTACAAAAATAATTAAAAAACATAATAGTATAACTCCATAATAACTCCTATCTGTCATATCCTACCTCCTATTTTTAGATACTTTTTTAATATCAGCTCTTATAAGCTTTTTTATATAACCTTGTTTATTAGGCTCTTTACTCAGCCTAGCTAATATATCCTTATCCGTCTTTTTATTAAACTTTAGCCCTATATGTATAGTATTCTTAGCGTCATACTTAGCTACAGCTCTCTTAACGCTGTCCTTAGTCATGTTATCCCTCCTTATAAGCTCAGCTGTTTATATATAGCTGTTATCCTATATTTATCTTTAGGGTAATACTCCCTAAATGTATCTATAGCTCCTTTTTTAGATCTAGCCTCTACGTACTCTTGTCCTCCGTCGTACCTATCGCTGATAAGTTCAAAAAATACTAAAAATGTACTCATATTATACCTCCTAGTAAAGATCTTCCTCACATTTAGGTATGTAAGCCTCATATATCATATCTGTTATTAATTTATAAAATCTATCATTTTTGAAAATAACTGGCTGATTATATGGGTAGCATTTTAATAACAATTTATTTTGCCAGTCTTTTAAAATTTCTTTTTCTCGCTCGTCTATATGTTCTCTTTGTAAAGGTGCATGATCCATAGCTTTTACTAAAACGTATGGAGCTAATCTTAATGCTTTCACATCTAGCTCTTTATGTACAATATCAATATAATTATCTTTTGTTGTTTTACTTACTTCTTTAATGTTTCCTCTTTGCATATTATACCTCCTAGTTATGCGTCCTTATTATCTCTAATCATACAAAAAATCTTGTAAAATATCTTTAGTTCTATAAGCCATTTCCGTACACTTAATTGCTATTGTTAGTGCATAGTAAATGTCCTTTTTATCATTTCTTAAATCTCTGTCTTGGTCTATATCTTCTTGTGTCGTTACTAAAATCTCTACTGCTTTTCTTTCGTCAACTTTCATTCTTTATCACTCCTCTCTATACCTCCCTTTGATGATATAAGTATAACTTATATAGTGTTATATACAAGTGTCTATATTTTATTATGGTATTCATATTTTAGTATTGAAAAAGCCCCCAAAAGCCCCCAAAAGCCCCCAAAAGCCCCGACAATACTAAAGCCTACCAGATATATTTAGGCATAAAAAAAGAGCCTACGGTATGGGTAACCGTAGACTCCCTTTATTCGCAATAGATAGATTATTTCTAATCCCCCTCTACGCTAATAATTCTACTATATTTTTAGTATTATGTCAACCTTATTTTAGTTTAATAATTCCATGTTTATTAAACTATAACTTTTCTTAGTTTAATAAAATACATATTTTTTTATTGTAGTATCCCCACCATATACTACCAGCCTCAACTATATTGTGATTACCGTACGCTAGGGGCTTTTAGTTGCCCCCTCACATAGCTAAGACTCTATCCCTATGGGTTAGCCAGCCCATACCGTAATTCTCCCTATAATTATTAAATTAAGTCCATTTCCTCAGCCACTAGATATATTACTTTATTCATAGTCCAGTAATAGGAGTCATAACTTATATACTCCTCCAGCTCAGCTTTAGCTTGGCTGTAATGCTTGAAAAATATAACCTCTGCTATGTCTCTCTGATCCTTATTAAGTCTATCTAGTACCGCTTGTATCTGTAGTATTTTTCTCTCAGCTATAAGTAAGCTATGAGTAGGTACAAGTTTACTATTTTTCATAGTCTCTATAAGTTTTTTAGTTTTATTAAAATTATATAATTCTACCTTAACATATTTCTTAATATGCGCTGGTACCTTATAGCTCGTACTACTCATAATATTACTCCCTCGCAAATTCTCTATATTTTTGCTCCTCTGCTGATCTAATATCTTTTATATTTTTGTTAGGTAGTAAATCTGGGTAAATCTCTTGTATTTTTCTCCTAGCTCTTACTATAGAGCTAAAAGACGGTAGCTTATACTCCTTATGGTGTCTTAAAATATACTCTAAAGTTAGTCCCCTTATCTCTGGTCTTAGCATGTCGTATACCTCAGCTATTAATATAAAATCGTCCCCTCTAGCCTCTACATTATTAGTTAAAATAATTTTTACTGTATCTTTCATTTTTGCCGTTACCATATCACACCTCCCTAAATGTGCTTATACTTCTAGAATGTCATACCCCTTATATAACATCATTTTTCTTTTTAACTTATATACATCTGTCCTATATCCCTTAACGTCTACTATTACCTCGTATCCGTCTTTATCCTTATATACAAAGTCAGCTATATAAGTGATAGCTCTTATCGTGCGTCCGTTTGCGTCTTTAAAGCTTGGCTGTAGTTCATATTTTACTTGTAGCTGTAGATCTGTTATCTCTCCAGCTTGTAATAGTCCCTCCAGATACATATAGTAGTTACGCTCTTTTACTGAGTCAAAAAGTATACCTTTATACTCTACTTTTTTATTTTTATATTTTGAGTAATTATAAAATCGTGTCATTAGTCTACCTTATTTACTGTTTTTTACAATCTGCTTACATAAGCTAAAAATTACTCTAAATAAAAATATAGTACTAACTATAGCTATTACTATTACTTGTATCCAGTTATCGCATATAAAAAAGTTAGTTTTAAAGAGTTCGTAAGTAGCTACTCCACCTAGAATAAAACTTAAAAAGGCTGTCATATCCCTAAAATTTAAGCCTCTTTTATTTTCCTTTTTTACTGGTTTCTCTTTAACCTCTAATAATTTCTTATTATCCATATCTCTACTCCTTAATAATATTTAATATTACCAGCCATTATTAGACTCTTGCTGTGGCTCGTTATCGTGCTTAGGCTCTAGTAAGTCTATATCCTCAGCTGTTACCTCTGTAGTATATACAGTCTGTCCCTCTTTATTTTGGTATGATCCCGTCTCTATATGTCCGCTTACTCCTAGCCTATATCCTTTATGTACGTATTTCTCTATAATCTCTGCTGTGCCTCCCCATGCTAGTACTCTTATAAAGTCTGTCTTTTCTCTATTCTTAGGTCTGTCTACTGCTAAGGTAAACTTAGCTCTAGCTAGTTGTCCGTCATTTGTTGCGCTATAATTGATCTCTGGCTCGTTAGTGAGTCGTCCTACAAGTGCTACTTTATTCATATTTATACCTCCTATTTATGAATTATTAAAGTCCTCTCAAAAGGATTAGCAGTTTCTCTATTAAATGCTCTGTTAATTGGCTCTAGCATTATATCTCTAGCCTCTGCGTCTCCTATATCCTCTGATAAAGTATCATACATCTGTCTTATTATTATTTCTAACTCAGCTAATAAAGTAGGTAGGTCTCCCTCCATAGAGCCTCTTAACTTTTTTAAGTCTACCTCTAGCATTAGCTCCCCTCCTCTATAAGTACTTTTTTATATGTACCGACTTTGTGATATATAGAGCTATATATAGTATCTGGAGTAGTATTACATACTTTAGCAAGTTCTACAGCTGTATCCTCCATAGCTACTATATGCTCGTATTTATCTTTACTTACTCTGATATATACATATTTACAACCTTTAGCCATTTTAAGCCTCTTTTGGTAGAGTTATTTTAACGTATCCGCTACGCCCTCTTTTAGTTATTTCCTTTGTCTCTAAATACTCAGCGTAGACTTTAGGCTTATCCTCTTTAAGCTTGTCCTCATTAAATACCTCTACTGTTTCTTTTCTTTCTGGTACATCTGCTACTAAGGTTATTTTTATATGATTAGGAGTTTCCCAGCTCTTAACATTATTATCTATCATAGCTTGTCTTAGCTGTTCTTTTTCCTTTTTAATCTGAGTCTCTACCTTTTTATAGCTTGCTAGCCTTTGCTCTAGTGTTACTATATGGTTAGCTAGTCCGCTTATGTCTTTAGGTAGTAACTCCTCCTCTGTTATAAAAGGGTTTTCCTTTACCTTTTCTAGATCTGCTACAAAGCTACCTATAGCCATTTTAACCTCGTCTAATAATGAATTATAGTCTCCCATGTCTATATCATATAGAGTAAGCCTATCAGCGTTAAACTCCTCGTCTAAGTCCTCTGGGCGTTCATATACAGCTAATAATCCGTTAGGCTTGTCTGTAACATACATATAAAAGAGTAACTGTACTAAGTATATTTTATACTGGTCTACGCTTTCTTTTATTTGTGAGGTAGTTTTAATCTCTAGTACTGTATCCTCAGTCTCTCCGTCTGTATGTACTCTTACATTAAAAGGTATATTATGATTATTTTCCTCGCTATCATAAAAGCCCTCATATTCCTTAATATGCTTACCCTCTATATATTCCTTATCTTTTGTCTGGTTAATATATTCTCTTATCTTAGGCTCCATAGTGTTACCATACTCTGTATACTGGTTACCGCTAAAGTCAGCCTCTTTAACCTCTGCCTTTTCTAGTAATAAATCATATCTAGACTTAAAAGGACTAATACCCATAATAATAGGTATGTCTGATCCGCCTATATACTTATGTCTATCTTTTGCTACTGTATCTTGCATTTATTCCTCCTTTTAATATTTAATATTTAATTTTTCTCCGTTTTCATTAAGCCAGTCTATTACCTCTTTATAGTTAAGTCCTCCATTATCCCATGACTTAAAAATATACTCATATAGCTTAGGGTGTGTCTGTTTTAATTTTATAAATCTACTCTCTTTTTCTAAATGACACCCAAAGCCACAAAACATACAGCCAGTACGCTTACAGCCAGTAGTCTTTAGTGGAGCCTCAAAAAAATTACCTTGTCCTAGATCGTTTATGCTTGTTTGTCCTTTTATTTCTCCTATTTCCTCTGTAACTATATCTCCATAAACGCTAGCTATTTTTATATTATTTTTTTTAATATATAAAAGTACGTCTTGCTCAGTCCAGATACTCATAGGATTACTTATAGGCATTTTGTTATTAAAAGCATTACAGCCCGTCTTGAGCCACCTTATCTCCCTAAGCCTACTCTCACTACACATAGTAGCAGTTATGGGCTTTCTACCAGTTTTACGCTCATATGCTTTAGCTGGGGCTTTTTTCATAACATTACAGCACTTATCAGATATTTTAAATGGAGCGTCTATTAAAAATCTCCATTGAGGTATATTGTATCTACTTGGCTTACCCTCATTGTCTTTAAAATCTCCATTTAATCTCTTATATCTTGTACTTTCTTTTATTTGTCCTTTTTCTTTAGCTCTTTGTACCTCATCTACTGCATTACTGACCTCTTTACTTATTAAAGGGTATCCGTACTCTTGTATAACTTGCTTAAAGTTCTTTTTAGGTTTAACCCAGTCTACATTGTCAAAGGTCTTAACAAAGTCTCTTATCTCTGGATACTCTAAGCCAGTATCTATAAATACAGCTTTAATATCTGGGTACATTTCTCTAGCCATGTGTAATAAAACTGTAGAGTCTTTGCCTCCACTAAAACTTATATACACTCCGTCTAAGCCATACTCGTTAACCCAGTCCCTAAGTCTAAGCTTAAAATGATTAATCTTAGCTCCTAGTGGTAAACTTTGAAACTGTATTAAATCTGTTTTAGTATACTTATTCGTCATTATAAAAAGACTCCTACTTATTATCTTTTTCTAGCTTATCAATAAGAGCATTATAAACTTTTTTAAAGTCCTCATTAGTAGACTTAGCATTAAGCTTATACTCTTTAGCTATTTCTTTTTTATCTAGCTCATGCTCTTTAATTAATCCGTTTAATAAAATGTTATAGTCTGTATCGTCTTTGGTATCTTTGTTTTGATTTTCTAAAGCATTACCTAGCTCCTCAGCGCTACATATAGACGTATCTATACCAAAGCCACAAAAACCTAAAGCTCTACCTACTGCTGAGGTCTCGCAGTTTTCTATATAACTACCCTCGTTAATAAAACTACTTTTTTTATCTTC